AAAACACTCAGGAGTTTTTACAGTAGTAGAACGTAAAGGTTTAGATAATCTTACTAAAGAAAGACAAATTATAAGAACTACAAGAGAAACTTTTGATGAGAAACAACAGGTTAAGCCTTTGCTTTTTGCAGGGTTAATAATGGAAGGCGGAGTTATAGGTTATGAATCTAATATTAAATCAGGTGGTGCAGGAGCTAGATATTTAGGAATAGGTGCTACAAAAGAATATAGACAGGATTCTGTAACTGTATCTTTGCGTACAGTATCTGTTAGTACAGGAAAAATATTAATAGAGGTATTAGTAACTAAATCTATTTTAAGTGCTTCTATATCATCAGATGTATTTAGATTTTATGAGAATATGACTGAATTAATTGAAATAGAAAGTGGTCTAGTAGAAAATGAATCTATAAATATAGCTTTGCAAATGGCTATAGAAACAGCAGTTTTACAAACTATAAAGGAGGGATATGAACAAGAGTATTGGAAAACAAATTCTTGAAACATTTTTATTTGTAACTGTTATGGTTGCAAGTGTTGGTATATATACAGCCGATAATGAAATATACATTGACCAGTCTGGTGCTACATCTAATCTAGATATAGAGCAAGTTGGTGGTAGTGGTAACATTATAGGTGGTGCTGATGCAACGGCTGGTTCATCTAACATGACACCTTTAGATTTAGATGGTGCAACAATGACTTTAGATATTTTACAGAAAGGTTCTACTAATAAATTTCTTGGAGATATATGGGCAGATACTTATACAGGTTACTTTTCATTTATAGGTGACAGCAATACCTTTAATATGTCTACAGATGAAACTAATGCTACAGGTGCTGATGGTTCTAATGTAAACGTGCAAGTAACAGGAAATACCAACACTATGACACTTAATCATGCTATGACTGCATTAGCAGCTAATTTAGATTTAGATTGGATTATACAAGGTGGAGGTAATAGTATTACAGCAGCTATAGATGTAGATGGTGCTACTAATTATATGGATATTGATGGTAATGATAATACTGTAACTTATGATGGTGATGGGTATGCAGGTGGTTATTTTTATCTAGACCATACAGGAGGTTCAAGAACTTTTAATATAGACCAAGAATCAACCCAAGATAATGACTGGCTCAAGATTACGTCTGTTGGCTCTAATGGCACAGTATGTGTTACTCAGTCAGACTCAACTACTTCATTCGTCTGTTGAGATAGGTTCTATATCTGAACTTAGAGGTAATGCACAAGTTTTAAGAGATAAAGCTTATGGTGCTGAACTAGAGTTCAATATACAACAAATGGATGATGTTCGTACAGAAGCTGGCAGAGTTGCCATAACTTTTGAAGATGACTCTACAGTAAAACTGACAGAGCATTCTAAGTTAGTTATAGACGAATACATTTATGACCCTGACCCATCAAAATCAAAGATGGCGTTAAAATTTGCAAGTGGTACAGCACGTTTTATTACAGGTAAATTTAATAATAAAAGTAACATACTTATACAAACACCTACGGCAGATATAGCTATTCGTGGAACTGATTTTACTTGTACTGTAGATGAGTTAGGCAGAAGTCTTGTAATTTTATTACCAGATGAAAATGGGTTATCAAGTGGAGAAATTATAGTATCAACAGGTGTAGGTAGTGTAACTTTAAATAAACCTTATCAAGCAACAACTGTATCTGTATATGAAAACAGTCCTACAAAACCAATAACTTTAGATATTTCTTTAGAGTTTATAGATAACTTGCTTATAGTTAATCCTCCAGAAGAAATAAAACAACAAGAAGAAACACAAACACAATCTACAGCAGATTACTTAGAGTTTGATGATTTAGATATAGATTATTTAGCAGAGGATTTTTTAGAAGCAGAAGAAGACTTAGAGTTTACAGAATTAGATGTAGATTTACTCGCTACTAATTTTTTAGAAGATTTACTTAATGTTATTGATGCTCTGGCTATAGATAAAGAAGATGACTCTTTAAAACAAGGTGGTGTTGGAATAAGGATAGCTGGTACTAAAATTGGACAAGATAAAGATACACAAATAACAACTATTGTGTCAGGACAAAATATAAGTTTTACTCGTTCTGTAAGTCAAAGCACAAAACTAGATATAGATGGTGCAGGAGCTTATACAATAATATTAATACAGGATGGTGTTACTAATACTGTAAAGGTTAACGGAGGCTCATCTACTACTATAAATATTAAACAAGGTTCAGGATGAAAAATATATACACACTTCTGGGTTTAATATTTATATTAGGAAGCGTATTAATTTTAGAGCCAAATATTTATCAAACACTTAAACTTAAAACTTTTGATGCTTTAGTGCCAGAACAAGAACCTTCAGAGTATTTTACAATTTTAAATATAACTGAAAAAGATATAGCTAATGAAGGTGGTTATCCTTTATCTAGACAAACATTAGCACAAATACAAATAAACCTTTTAAGGAAAGGAGCTATAGGAGTTGGATGGGTTATAGCTTTTCCACAACCTGATAGATTTGGTGGAGACTTTGAGTTTTCTGAAGCTTTAGCATTTTCTCCGAGTGTACTGGCTATGTTTGAAGGTAAAGGTGATTATCCTCCTACTACAGGCACAGTTATATTAGGAGATGACATTGGTGGTATAAAAGCTACAGGAGTTATACAAAATATAGAAATCCTGAAACAAAATTCTAATCAGGGCATAGCTGTAGCTAGAACTGATGTAGATAATTTAGTAAGAAGATTACCTTTATTAATGCGAACTAATGACGGGTGGGTTTCTTCTTATGGCACAGAGGTATTAAAACTATTAGCAGGTGCTGATACTTACGTTATAAAAACTAATGCTAATGGTTTAGAAGAAGTAAGAGTAAAAGGTTTACCTCCAGTTAAAACAGATAGTTTAGGTCGCAAGTGGATAAGTTGGGTAAATACATCACAAACTACTCTTGCAGAAATGGATGTAAAAAATAAGTTTGTATTTGTAGGTTTTACTGCAAAAGGCATAATGCCACAAGTTGCTACACCTGTAGGATTGTTAGAGCCACATAAGATACAAGCTGCACTTGCTGAGTCTATACTAATACAAGACAGTCCTTATATACCTGATTATTCTTTAGCAGTTGAATTAATATTATTAATAACACTTATAATTCTATCCTGGTATTTGATAAATATTTTTGGAATTACAGTAGGAATTTCTACGACTAGTATATTATTTTTATCAACAGGATTTTTAGGATTTTATTTTATACAAAATGGAATTTTAATTGATGTAACCTGGTCACTTTTATCACAGTTTACAACAGCATCTACAGCTTTTTATTTAAGATTTAGAGAACAATACAAGCTAAGACAACAAATAAAACAACAGTTTGGTAAATACTTAGACCCTAGAATGGTTAAGAAATTACAAGATAATCCTGAGCTGTGTCAGGTTAATGGTAAAAGAGTTGATTGTTCTATTATATTTACAGACCTTAGAGGATTTACAAGTTTATCAGAATCAGTAGAGCCAGAAATAGTTACATACATAATGAACGAAGTATTAGATGCACAAGTTAAAGCTGCTAATAAATACTTTGGATGCACAGATAAATTTATTGGTGATGCAGGTATGTTTCATTGGAATACTATAATTCCACAAGAAAATCATCACAACTTGGCATTGCAAGCTGCTAAAGAAATAGAAAAAAACATAGACCAGTTAAATATAAAATTTAAACAAGAAAATATACCTGAAGTTGCTATTGGCATAGGTGTTAATAGTGGTATTTGTATTGCTGGAAATTTTGGAGCTACTGATAGATTTGCATTTAGTCTTATAGGCGACCCATGTAATGTTGCAGCTAGATTAGAGTCAAGTACGAAGGTAGCAGGCGTAGGTGTTTTGATAGGCGAAGAGACTGCAAAACATAGTAAATTTCCGTTAAAATCTCTAAAACCTATTGAGGTAAAAGGCAAGTCCAAACCATTACAGATATATACATGGATATAAAATTAAAAGTTTTTTTTACATGGTTTATAGATTTATTCAGAACTAGATACAAAATTACAGTATCTTTTAATAAAGAGTATGGAGATTCTGATGATAAAGTTTATATATCAAAAAAAATTATTACTAAGAAAGAAAAACATTTAAAGTTTAAAGATGAAGATAATAATTTAATAGAGTATAGAAGTGCTTCAGGTCTTAATTATATTATTGAGGATATGTAATGAATCAAGCTTTAGCAGGAATAATTATAGTACTAGGATTTTTAATTTATTATTTATATAGTCAAAATCAAATATTAACAGCTAATAATATGGCACTTGAAGGTGCGATAGCTACACAAGAAGAAGCTATACAAAGTTTACAGGCAGACTTTGAATTACAAACAACTCAGTTAAATGAGTTAAATCTTAAAAGTCAGGCTGCCCAAAGAGAGTTAAATAGATATACACAGTTTATACAAAACTATGAGTTAGCAGCTAAAATAATAGCAAACCCTGTAGAAATGCAAAGGAAGATAAATAATGGAACTAAACACATTATGGAAGATATCGAAAAGATTAGTGCTACAGTTGATAGTCTTGATGACAATTTGCAGTTGCAGCCTGCTTCCAACTAAACAAATAGAAATATCAGCTAAACCATTAGAGCGACAAATAGCTCATCCTGTAATGCCTAGAGAGATAGATTTGCGTGAGCCTATGTGGATGACTATTACTCCAGAGAACATAGATGAACAATTAGCTAAAATAGAACAACAAGAAGGTGAATTGGTGTTTTTAGCTATGACAATACCTGACTATGAAGTGATGGCATATAATATGCAAGAACTTAAAAGATATATAACGGAGTTAAAGGAAGTTGTTGTTTATTACAAAACTGTGACAACTCCGAAACAAAAAGAGGGAGAAACTCAATGAATATAGATATTTGTAAAGAACAAATAAAAAGACATGAAGGGGAAGTGTTAGAAATATACGAGGACTCTTTAGGATATTTAACATTAGGTGTAGGGCATCTTATACAAAAACAAGACCCTGAATATGGACAATCAGTAGGCACACCAGTTAGTCAAGAAGTTGTTGATATGTATTATGACCAAGATTTTAAAAAACATTATAGTGAAGCTTTGCACGTTTTTGGTAATGATGAAGATTGGAATGAATTACCAGAAGATATACAGCACGTTTTAGTCAATATGTGTTTTAACTTGGGTGGTTCTAGATTATCTAAATTTCAAAATATGTTACAAGCTTGTAGACAACATAATTGGAATAGAATGGCAAAAGAAATGGAAGATTCAAAATGGTTTTATCAAGTAGGTAGAAGGGGTAAAGAACTACAAGATATGGTGCTAGGAGTATAGCGTGCCATTTGCAAAGTTTGTATTTCAACCTGGAATTAATAAAGAGGGTACTAACTACTCTAATGAAGGCGGATGGTTTGACGCTGATAAAGTAAGATTTAGAAAAGGTAGACCTGAAAGAATAGGTGGTTGGGAAAAAAATACATCAAGTTCTTTTCTAGGAACGTGCAGAAAAATACATAACTACTCTGACGTACAATCTAATAACTACACTATATTAGGTACGCATTTAAAGTTATACGCAAAACAAGGTACAGCTATAAATGATATTACACCTTTAAGATTAACAACTTCTGCGGGTGATGTAACCTTTGCAGCCTCGAATGGCAGTTCTACTATTACTGTAACTGATACAAGTCATGGTGCTAAAAAGAATGACTTTGTTACATTTAGTGGTGCTTCATCTTTAGGCGGTAATATAACTGCTGCGGTGTTAAATCAAGAATATCAAATAGATACTCTAGTAAATGCAAACTCTTTTACTATAGAGGCTAAAGATACATCAGGTGCAACTGTAACTGCAAATAGTAGTGATAGTGGTAATGGTGGTAGTTCTGTAGTAGGTGCGTATCAAATTAATGTAGGATTAGATGTTTACTTACCTGGTACTGGTTGGGGTGTAGATACTTGGGGTTCAGGTGGTTTTGGTTCTACTTCAGATATAGACTATTTAAACCAACTTAGGTTGTGGTCTATAGATAATTTTGGTGATGACACAATAGCTTGCCCAAGAGGTGGTCCTTTATATTATTGGGATGAATCTTCTGGAACATCAACTAGAGCGGTGTTAGCAAGTTCATTAGCAGGAGCAAGTGATGTTCCTACTAGTAATTTGCAAATTATGATGTCAGATGTAGATAGGCACGTTATATCATTTGGTTGTAATCCTATAGGTTCAAGCACTATAGACCCCATGCTAGTTAGATTTTCTACTTCAGAAAGTGCAGTTGATTGGACACCTTCAGCTACTAACTCAGCAGGAGGAGTGCAGTTATCAACTGGTAGTAAAATAATAGGTGCATTACAAACTAGACAAGAAATACTTATATGGACAGATGTAGGTTTAGTTTCTATGCGTTTTGTAGGACAACCTTTTATATTTAGTTTTAATGAAATAGCTACTGGAATGTCTGCAGTATCACCTAACTCTATGGCATCTGCTGGTGGAGCAGTTTACTTTATGGATAATGGTGGAT